TACCAGAACCAACTAAAGCATCACTTAATCCAGTTGTATTAACTCCAACAGAGGATACAGTGTGAATACCTGCAGAAGATACTGCAAATGTACCACCTGCACCAGCACCTCCACCACCACTTTCAATACTAATATCTACAGTTCTTCCACGTACTGCAAATGTATTTCCTATACCAATAAAGTTCAGTGTTGTAGCATCAGTGTCTATTGTAGTTCCACTTGACTGAATACCAACTGATCCACCACTATCACTTCCACTCAATGACGGACCAGCAAATCCAATGTGTCTAACTGAAATATCTACACCAAGAGCGGGTGCTGCAGTAAAAGTCAGAACATTTTCAGAAACACTATATGCTTTTGTAACACCAGGAGTTGATGGATATTGAACGACACCATCAAGAGTTACAAGAACATTTCTTGCATCTTTTGGATCTTTTGATAACGTAAATGATACTGTAGAATTATCACCAGTGAAGGTATCAGTATCATTATCTGCAATATCAAATGTAGGGAAATTACTTGCTACAAGACTTCCCCAGAATACATCTGTAGATACTGGTGCTGTGCTAAATCCAATGATTGAATCAACATCAATACCAAATCCAGTTGTTGGTGTTGCAGTATCTTGAGGTTGTTGAATAACACCGTTGATTGATACTTGTAACTGTGCTGCCCTTGTTATTCCTGCTTTTGTTCCACTACCATAAGTTGCTCTGAACTTTGTGTTTACACCATCAAAAGCAACGTTCAGAGTATGTGCAGTTCCAGCACCTACACCACTAAGATTTACCGCAGTTCCTGCTGCAGCATTAACGTCACTGTCTGCTAATTGAATTGTATCATGACCGTGCTTTATGACGTAATAAACACCGTCAGACAGTCCTGTAATCGCTGTCCCACCACCATCATTATAAGTTACTCTTTGACCCGTCAGGAAGCGGTGATTGTACGCTCTGATGGTGTTATCGGCAGTAGATACCACAGATGCTGATGAACCATCAAACGTCAGAGTGTATGACGTGATGTCATCCAGAATCTTGAAACTATTGTTGTCACCTGTTGCAGGTCTATTGCCAATATATGACATATCTGTTTTTTAATTATTTATCAGAAATTACTAGTTCCAAGGAAGTCCATCTGCTGTTGGTGGAGTTTCTTTCTTATCAAGTTCCGAATTAAGAAAATCATAAATTTCTTGTTCCTTTTCAGAACCCATCTTTGCCTTTACCCACCCAACAACTTGTTCCTCAGTTAAACTTGCAAATGCTGTTGGGTTTGAAGATTCTTTTAATCTTACGCATCCCTTTTTGGATGTTTTATATTCTCCACGATTTACAATTACTTTATAATCAACTTGATAAACCATGCCATCTGAAGAACGCCTTTTCATACCAGTTATGTTCCAAGTAAAGTTTGTCATTTTAACCTCCAATATTAGTTAGATTCAAGGGCGGAAATACGAGATGTCAACTCTTGAACCGCCAAGACAAGATCGCAGATAATCGTGTTTTCTGAAATACCATCAACAACTTCTACTTCATCATCAAGTTGTTCTCCTGTTTTAGTTACAGCTGTAGTTCCATTACCAACCATTGGACTTAGTTCCTCACCAATACCAACTTCGCTTCCACCAAACCAAGGTGTATATGTAACAGCATCAGTGTAACCAGATTCATGCAACTCTTCCGCAATAAATCCAACAATATTTTCACCACTTTTATGGTCATTCCAAGTACGAGGAGTAATTGTAGATATACGCGATAATCCACCAGTGTAAATTCCAATGTTATTTTTATATCTCCGCGAAGAAGTGATTCTCTGCAGTACGTAACCACTAGTGGCAATTCTTACATAATTACTAGTATTTGATGACGTGGTATTAACAATATACGGACTTATTATACCACCACTGTCACATTCAATAGTTTTATTGGCATCACTATTATACCTAAGTTCAATACCACCAGTTCCATCCATTATCCGAACCTGGTTGCCCTGTTCAGTATTATAAAAACTATAATCTCCTGAGGCATGATTTACAACATCAAGAGCATCGGCACCACCTACAAATCTAAGAATTTTATTATCGCTTCCGTGAGTGCTCTTACCTTTGAATTTAAATGAGACATCAGCACTTGCTCCAGAACCCCTTGAAAATTCAAGACCTTCAGTTTTACGATAAGTAATATTTGCCAGTCCAAAGGCAACTGGTGTACCATCACCATTAAGAGTTGTATATTCACCTGCTCTTATATTATCAACACTGCTACCAGTATAAAATCCAACATAAGTTCTCTCAGCATCATCAGCAAGAAAATGACAGTTATGTCCAGCAGAGTCTAAGTGGACCCAAGCATTAATTGCAACATTATATAATGGATTAAAACCACCTGCCGTAAGAGGTCCACTTGGACTAAACGGTCTAATTGCAAATATAGTGCTAATACCAGTACCATCAATGTTTTTAGATTTAACTGCAAAGGCATCACTACTACCGTAAGATACAGCAGTGCTTGGGTCATTTAGTACAGTTAATCTTGCAGGATTAGTGCCTGTTGGATTATCAGTTCCGATGGATACATTACCATCAACATCTATGGTAATAATTTCACCAGCAATTGTCCCGTTGGAGTCAGGAGCACCATATGCAATATTAAATTCTCCACCATCTCTTGGAGCAAAAGTCCAATAATTTGTAGTGCCATAATTATGATTTTGAGAGATTATATGCCCAAACCTAGTTACTCTCGTTCTACCTTTATTTTGTAAAATATCTAAACCATTTAGTGGATTATCGGTTCCGATTCCAATATTACCACTAGAATTTAAACGAACTCTTTCCGTGTTTGATGATGTATTTTTAATTAAAACAGTTCCATCAACCAGACCATTAATAGTTGATACTTGAGTCAGGGTTCCATCGGATGTAAACGTATTAAATCCAACTCCACCAATTTGTTGTGTAGCACCTGTTCTTGCAGATGTTATCTTAATATTAGAAAAAGTATCTGAATTTATTTGTAATTCTCCTGTTGGATTATCTGTCCCTATTCCAACGGTACCACTAGTAACGTGCAGACCAGTTCTAGCAGTTACAATACCTAAAGCATCGATATTAGTTACATCATCATAAGTTAAGGTACCAAGAACGTCTACACTATCAAAAGTTGCCGATCCACCTGTAACAATACCAGAAACACTGATGCCATTTAATGGTGTTGTACTATTAATACCACTACTTGTTATCTGTGTTAACTTATCAAGTGCCATTATTGATTATCGTTTTAAAGGTATTTATGAATCAAACCATCATCTGATGGTCTGTCTGGTGAATCTGAATGTGGTGATTCCAGTGATTCCAGTTTCTGGTGTTGCATTAAGGTAGAAGTTACCACCGTGGACAGAAGCACCAATTGAAACTAACAGTGAATTATCATAGATGATCGCATATTCTGTAGAACTTGCAGTTGTTCCATTTTGCATAACAAGAACTTTCTGTGTCTGCATATTTCCACCATTTGAAATATGAACCATATATTCTGCTGACTTGAAGTTATTATTGGCAATACCAGTAATTGTGTCAATGTTATTAAGAACACCTGCAGCAGCAGTCCAAGAACCATTAGTAACTACATCACCCAGGATAACAATCCTGCCCGACATACTTGTATGAGAAGTACACTGATAGTGAAGTAAATCAGGTGCGTCGTTTCTTACTTCCCAATACAAATCAGCATTGTTCCCTGCACCAGAAGATGCTGAACTTCCGTCACTAATTACAATTCCGTCAGTGTAGGCAGTTCCACCAGTATTCTGGAACTCATATTGAATACGGAATGGGTGACTACCAGTTCTATTTTTAAACTTATAAGTCTGCCCCCTTACCAGATAGATGGTTGGATCTTGTGCTCCATCAGCAACACCAGGTCCAGTAAATGTATAATCACTAGAACCATTAGCACCAAGAGTCCATTCAGCAGTTGTGGTTGTGATACCAGTAAGTGCCGAACCATCGCCAGAGAATGAAGTTGCACTTACACTTCCTGTTGCAGTAAAATTACCTGTAGTTCTCTCAAAAGTAAATCTATCCGTTAGATTATCTCTGAACTTCAAGTCTCCATCTACCAAGTCCCAAAGACTTGTTGTTCCACTCCATCTAATTCTTGATTTAGTATTTGCAGCTCCAAAATGAAGGATCTGATTATTCATTACAAGATCTGTATCTGCATCGTTCTTCTGAAGAGCAGTTAGAGCAGAACCACCAAGGGTTCCTGCATCAACTTGAGAACCGTTGACCGTAACAGTTACAATACCAGCAGATACTGGGGATACTGAGAGTCCAGTACCAAAGTCAATGGTTCCAGCAGTACCAACTAATGACTGACTATCATTGACGATAATGCTGGTGCCACCGCCTCCGCCACCAGAAATTAAGACATTGCTGATACCAGTAATTCTACCATTAGCATCAACAGTAATTTGTGGAACTGCAGTTGAATTACCATAAGTAGCAGCAGAGGCACCAGTCAGTCCTGTCAGATTAGAAGCGTCTCCTGTTGCAGTTAATAATCCAACAGTTGCTAATCCAACAAATGCTTCATTGGTAAGTCCTGCAGTTGCTAATCCGACAAATGCTTCAGAGGCGAGACCAGCAGTTGCTAATCCAACAAATGCTTCACTAGCAAGTCCTGCGGTTGATAATCCAACGAATGCTTCACTAGCAAGACCAGAGGTTGATAATCCAACAAATGCCTCAGAGGCAAGACCAGCAGTTGCTAATCCAACTGATGCCGTAGTGGCATATGGTGCTGCTACATTTTCAAAAACATTAGTAGAACTATTGTATTGTAGAATATGATCGTCAGCGAGACTACTGATTGTGACATCAGATAATCCATTCAGATTGCTTGCACCACCACCAGATGCACCAGTGCTTGTGGTATTATAAGAATGGAACTCAACAACATCATTCTCAAATGCTGGTGTTGCCAATACAACACTAGTTCCATTTGAAGCAGTGTATTCTGAAGATGTTAATTTAACACCATTGATGAAGACATCAAGGAAGTTGACATTATATGTGAAGTTAAATGTGGTCTGACCGTTTGCTGCAGAACTTGTTTGAGTAGTTCTCAGAGTTGGGAAAGATGCCCAGGTGACACCAACACCAGTTGATTTAAGATATTGACCGTCAGTTCCAGTAGTTCCGCCAGCACTGACTGCATTACCAAATGTAGCAATACCACTTACTTGGAAGGTATCAGTTTCAGTGTGACCAGTTACATCAATACCAGAAGCAGTGGTTTCAAATTTTTTGGATGCATTATGGTAGAGTGCTACTGATCCACCAGCAGTAAATACTGCCTGATTTTCATTATTGGCAGCATTGTTTACTACAACTCTAGTTCCTGTGATTTTAAGAGTAGTTCCAGAACTGCGAATGAAGTCATCAGTTCCATCATGATACAACTCTAAATCATTTCCATCACCAATTCTTAATCTGTCATTATCTCCAAGATGAACATTACCTTGGAACGTAGAGATACCAGAGACATTCAATTGTTGAGTTTCTGTGGTTCCAAATACAGTTACACCAACACCAGTGGTTTCAAATTTTACAGAGTTACTATGATAAAGTTGTACCTTACCATTTGAACTAAGGGCTTTCAAATAAGAATAAGTATCACTTTTGAGATTAAGGGATCCATTATTTGCTACAATATAATTAGCATTTCCATCATGAAAAATCTTTAGATCTTCACCACTACCAAATATTAATTTTTTATTATCTGTGGTAAGTTTTACATCATCTTGGAATGTAGATACACCAGAAACTCTTAAAGTATCAGTTTCAGTGTGACCAGTTACATCAATACCAGAAGCAGTGGTTTCAAATTTCTTAGAATTATTAAAATAGAATTGCTGACTACTACCAGATTGGAAAACTGCTGATGTCTTACTACCAGCAAGATTTTGTACGGATAAAGTTCCAGACCTGAGATGTAAATTACCAGTTCCAGAATCGTCTATGTAAGAGTGATTTCCGTCATGATAAATCTCAAGACCGTCGTGAGTTCCAACAGAACCACCAATCAATAACTTATCATTATCTAAGAGATGAACATTGTTCTGGAATGTAGAGACACCAGAAACATTTAATTGTTGAGTTTCTGTGGTTCCAAAAACAGTGACACCATAACCAGTGGTTTCAAATTTCTTAGAGCCATTATGGTTGAGTTCTACTGATCCACCATCAGTACCTTTTACCATGGTGGCAGTATTATTTCCATTATTAAGTTTAACAACGTTACCAGAAAGTCTTAAATCTCCAGCACCAACCTCTTGAATGATACTGTTATTACCATCATGATAAATTCTTAAGTCATCACTATCACCAAATAATGCTCTACCAACTGTGTCTCCAGAACTATCGGGAAGGTGTATAGAACCTGTGAATGTAGAAACACCAGAAACTCTTAAAGTATCAGTTTCGGTATGTCCTGTTACATCAATACCAGAAGCAGTGGTTTCAAATTTTTTATCACCATTAAAATAGAGGTCTACAGACGAATCAGGATTAAATCCTGCCATCGTTTCATTTACATTATGCTTTCTTATTAAAACACCACCAAAAGTAGATGCTAAAATAAGAGATCCAACTCCATTGTCCGCAACATAACTATTAGAACCATCATGGTAAAGTCTCAAATCTTTGTTATCACCAATCCTTAATTCATCGTCATCACCAAGTTCTACATGACTTTGGAATGTAGAAACACCAGAAACTCTTAAAGTATCAGTTTCAGTATGAGTTATGTTTAAATCTCCTGTAGTGAAGTTAGGAGCATATAAATCAGCATTAAACTCCATGCGGGAGTTTGAATTATTCCAAAGAATGGTCTTTTCAATGTTAGCAGAACCAATACCGATTCCGCCACCGTCAAGAAGAAGATTAGTTCCAACAGCAGTTGCAATACCAATCTTCAGGTCTGCTAAGTTAATCGTTGTAGAATCTACCTTGACCTCAGTACCATCAACATACAGGTCACCTTTGATTCTTACAATACCTGTATTGTCACCTACTGCTGCTGGGTCAAGAATAAGATTCGTAGGACCAGCAATCGTTGCAGTCAGTCCAGCACCACTTGAAACTGAAACACCAATACCAGTGGTTTCAAATTTCTTAGAGTTATCATAATAAAGTTCTACTGCACCATCTGTAATAAACTTTGCTTTAAATTCCGAAAGTGCTGCATTAGTAATATTAACGCTAGAATTACCACCTAAGTATAAGTCACCAACTCCCTCATCATTAATAATACTATTAGATCCGTTATGCCAAAGTTTTAAATCATTACCATCACCAAGATTGATCTTATCATTATCACCAAGGAATACATTACCTTGGAATGTAGAAACACCAGTTACATTTAACTGCTCGGTTTGTGTAGTTCCACCAACATCAAGTCTTTCTGAAGGAGAAGTTGAATTTAGACCAACTCTGCCATCTTGGAAAATTGTAATTGCCTCAACTTGAGTTCCATTTTGATTATCGGAGAATACTGAAAGGGAATTAGTAACATTATTTCTGGATCCCATGTACTTAATGGAAAATCCATACTGGGCACTATCAGACTCTCCATCATGATTGTTTAAATCACCATCAACTCTAATAAGAGTCACATCGTTGCTGCCACCACCAGCACCAACACGAAGTGCTGTTCCATTATTTTCAGATACAAGACGAATTGTAGATGCTGATTCACCAAGGTCTAATGTATAATCAGGACTTGATTGATTAATACCAACCCTTCCGGTAGTGGTTATACGAACTTTTTCCGCGGGAATGGCATTAGAAGCAGTATGAAATGAAATATCACCATCAGAATTTTTTAGTGAAACATCATTTGCTTGTGAAGGATGATTACTATTGTAACCAATAATATATTTGCCTAAAGAATGTCCATCTCCAACAATTTTGAACAATCCGACACCACTACCACCACTAGGAGCATCAGATGCATCAATTCTTATTTCTCTTGTAAATGTATTATTAGATGTTGAATATACTGTAAAACGTGCTTGTAAATCATCAGTTCCAATACCTACTCTTTGACTACCATCAACTCGAAGTGCTTCAACACCACCAGTTTCTACAGTAAATCTATTTGCAGCAGGGAATCTAATAGCAGTGCCAGTGTTACCAGTATGAACAATTTTATCTGTTATTGATACATCACCAGTAAATGCAGAAACACCAGTTACATTAAAATTGCCATCAATATTAACGTCTACATTGAAGTCTGAACTGGTAGTTGATAAAATACCAGAAAGGTTTCCACCAGTATAGAAAAATAAAGCGTCTTCGTCCGAACCAGCAGAAAGTTCTGCTTTTATTTCAGTATCTCCATCAACGTCTTTTACACCACCAAGAGAACCCCAGTTATTTCCTACACCAAATCCTTCAAACTGTTGGTTGGTCGTGTTAAATCTTACCTGACCTGTTACAGCAACACCAACTGCATCCTTCTGTGCTTCTGTTCCAGATGGAATTTGAATAGAGTTTGTGCTGTCAAATATTACTCTATCTTGGAATGTGGAGACTCCAGTAACATTTACACCACCATCAATATTCGCAGACCCATCAACATAGAGAGTATAGTCTAACGAATTAGTAGTTCCTATGCCAACTGTTCCAGTTGTTTGAAGAACTGTTTTATCTTCAGTACGACCAGCGATGCCGAGAAGTAATTCTTTTATTCTGCCGCTAAGGAACTTATTGGACATTTCTTATATTATTAGTTAAGTGTTTCTAAGATGCTTACAGTAACCTTGATTTTTGATGCTGCACTTGCAGATACCTCAATGGAATCACTGGGTTCAATAACCAGTCTTCCAGTTACCAAATTTATAGAATCATTTGCAGAAATAGCAAGATCCTTTGTCAGTTCTGTAACAGTTGAACTTCTTTTATGGGAAAAAGTAATATCAGTGGTATCTGTACCATGAACATTTGCCGCCTGTGCCATCAGAACAACACCAGTATATCCTACAGGTGCAGTGTAGATTCCCACCGCACTCGTAGTTGCGACGTGTGTAACCGTTTTAAATACATTTAATGGTAAAGCCACTTTATTATTCTCCTCCTAATGCTAGAATTAATGGCGTAACGTTCGCGAACAAACTCTTAGAATAGAAATTACCAGAAATAGTTCCAGTAACCTGATCAATTACAACACCCTCACCGATTCTGAAGTTACCTCCTTGGTCTGTGCTGGTATAGATTACTAATCCACCATTACGATTATCAACTTCATTCTCTTGAATAGCAACACCACCGCGAGATGGAAGTGAAGATATGGGGTCAGTTCCAGAACCAATGTATTCAAAAGAATGTGACGAAGCAAGAACTCTACTTTGTTTATAGAATGGAACCGTTGTTCCGATTCCTACAGAATATGGTAAGTTTTGATTAAACGTAACTGTAGAAATTCCAGATGAGATTGGTGTTGATTCTTTTACTGTGTAATATGTTGGGAGTAATTCTATTGTAGCTGTTGCTGTATTTATTCCAGTCTGAGGAGCAGAAAATGTAATTGTTGGTGTTGAAGTATATCCACGACCACTTGAAAGAATATTAACGGCACCAACCTGATTTCCAGTTAATGTAGCACTGGCAGTTGCACGAATGCCCCAATCATTAACAGTGCTCGGATTGGAGATAGTTATTATGGGAGGACTACTATATCCACTTCCAGGATTTGTGATTGTAATCTTACCTACAGTATTATAAAGTTCATCAAAATAAACTACCTGACCATCAAATGGTCTCACAACATTGATTGCTACAGTTCCACCAGTCATATAACTATGTGGGATTGTAGATGCTCCCACATACGCGGAGAAACTATTAGCAGCACCAATAGCATTAACCGTAAAAATATATCCATTTGTCCCGTCTGGGAATAAGGTAGTTGTTCCAGCACCACTAGTGCAAGAGAACTCCAAACCAGACATCGTGACGGCAGCACCAACATTAAAACCATGATTGGTTGATGTTGTGACTGTTATTATACCACTAGTGTGTGAATAATGTGCAGTTTCAATTCCAAGAGTAGGTGAATCTTGCTCTACATTAATTGTAAATTGATCTGCATTTTCTGCCGATGTGGCACTAATGATACCAGTGAATTGTTTTGCTCCAATACCATCGGCAACTAATCCAAAGTTACCAAAAGATGAATTGGAGTTAGTTACATCACACTGACCACCAGATCCACAATAAATTCCTTCATCATTATTAATTGTGAATAATGAAACTATCTGAGCATATCCCTCATTCGTAATTGATACTCCAATGCCATTCTGATTGTATTGTGTAAAAGAATCAGTAACAAAACTCTTAAAAGGACCAATGGCATGATTACCATCAATCTTCATTCCAACACTATTTGTAACAAAGTTTGTGCAGTTACGAAGATATGGAGACTGACTAGAATATCTGATTGTATCTGGATCAAAAGCAAAGATTGCTTTACCAGCATTCATCGTTCCAGTGAACGACATCTCAGTAAAGTAGTCTCCTGGTGCTACATGAAAGAGATCACTTCCAGAATTCTGTGGAACAACAGTAACTTCTCTAAGACTATCACCTACAACACTAATCTGTGGTCCACACTTAATTGGGTTATCCTCTACATAAGTTCCAGAACTAACTTTAACAATAGATCCTGCGATTGTTGATGCTGCTGAGACTGCTGCTTTGATTGTTGCAAACGCATCTGAGACTCTTGTTCCTGTGTTTTCGTCTCTTCCGTCTTTTGTGACATATAAAACATTGGTAACTTGACTATCACCTATACCTTTTGGACCGACGTAGCGATAACCAACGACATAGATATTGCTTGAAGTAACTCCAGAGGGAACTGTAGTTCCATTGAAGTTTAAGACACCAGATGCATAATCAAAGAACCAGGTGTCATTAGATCCAGAACCAGCGGCAGATAATTTAACACCACCAGAATTAGGATCTCCTTTATATACCTCTATAATATAGTCTGCACCATATGAGGTATCAATCCAATCACCAAGCATATCGCTGGTGTTATCATTATATGTTGTGCGACAGAGAAATGTTCTACTATCTGCAACAGTATTATCTTCGGTAAGTTGAAGACCTGAACTACTAGCAGCATATTCCCGAACGTAGAATGAATCTGCTGTAGATGGGTCTGTTGGAATCTTATCAGCAAACGTCCAAACGTTTGCAGAAGAAACTACCAGAGGGGAAGGAATAGGCTCCGCAAATGGAGCCTTCTTAGTACCTGTTAGATTACTCTCGTCCTCCGCAATACCAGTTTTAGAGGAACTGTATCCAAGTTTCTTTAATAGATAATCAACCTTTTGTTCTTGTGATGCTGCCACTATTTTTTACCTCTAATATCTTATGTAGCGGAGAATGACATACCAGTAATTGACTGTCCAGAAGTCAATTTCCACCTAATCAAAATACGATTATTACTATCGTTAGATGATGATTCAGTTCCAAATACACAAGTGAATGTGCCTCCATTATTATCCATCAGACCACCAGAAGAGCATCCTGGTTCTGCTGATGTTGGAATACCTGCACCTCTATATGCTTGGAACATATCCGCCCAACCATTAGTGCCAGAGAGTGATGTAGTCCACGCCGAGTTATCAGGCATACAAACAAAACATCCAGCAGCAGCACCGCTGTAAGTAATTCTAAATTCAGATACATTAGATCTGATCAATTCAATCTGGAAATATTGTGTTCCACTTCTACCTGAAGAATAATCGGGTCCGACAGGAAGATATCCAGAAGAATAGTCTGTCTGGTCGTGTCTCAGAACAGCACCTCTTACAACTGCTTCATAAGCAGCAACAGAGGAACTCGCAGTCCAGGAAGTATAAACTGGAGTTGGATTATCACCAGTAGAACCAGCGTTGACTCTAGTAGCATTTCCCGAACCAGTTCCAAGTGAAGAGATAAGAATGTTATCCTCATCAATCGCATTGGTACGGGCAGTAGTGCCCATAATATTGATGTTGGTGTTGAAACTAATTCTTTGATTGTTATGATTCCCATAAGGAGTAGAACAATCATATCTTGAGAAGTGATTTGATGTTAATGTAAGATGCAAATCTCTAGGTGTATTTGCAATCAAACAAGTGACACCAGTTCCAACACCAAAGTTCCTTACTGGTGGATTTGCTCCACCAAACTGAGTGTATGTTT